CACTGCCAATATAGAACCCGGCGCGGCACCATGCCGCCCATGCCGAACCCATACCGTCTTGACTTTGCATTCACGCCTCAGCGCGTTCAAATGCGCTTACCCGCACCGGGCGATGATGCAGCCAGCACCGACAAAGTGCGCTTCACCGGAATCGCTTACTCAGGCGGTGTCATTCCCAGCTACGGCTGGCTTGGGGACGTTGCCATTGACCTGGCCAGCCTGCAAAACCCGGATGCAACTGATCTTCCAGTTCTGATTGACCACAAAGAGCGGATCGACAGCATTGCGGGCAAAGGCACCCTGACGCGTGTCGGAAACGCACTGCACATCACCGGCGAACTTACGCAAGCCACTGAGGCCGGTCGCCAGATTGCCGCCCTGATGGGCGAGGGCTACCCGCTGCAAATGTCCGTCGGCATGCAAGCCAACCTGCGCGAAGTCAGCCAGCCCATCGAATGCAACGGCCAGACCATGGCCATCAAGCACGTTTTCGAGCAAGCCCGGATCCTTGAAGTCAGCTTTGTGCCCACCGGTGCAGATCCCAACACCAGCGTAGCGCAATTCAGCGCCCAGCCGCTTGCCCCCGTTTCCCAACCCGCAACTATGAAAGGCGTCACCATGACCCGTTCCACAGAAGACCAGGCATTGATTGACAGCCTGCAATCCAAAATCACCGCCAGCGCAGAGCAAATCACTGCCCTGCAAGCCGCGCAAACCGCAGCTGCAGAAGCCACCCGCACCGCCGAGCTGGGCGCACTCTTTACCGAGCTGGGTCGCGACATCCCTGCTGATGTCAAGCCCTACATCGCCATGAGCGCGGACAGCTTCAAAGCCTATGCCGCCGATTTGCGCGCGAACAAGCCCGCCCCGCGCGACCGCGCCCTGTTCTCTGCACAGTCCACAAACAAAGCGACAACCACCAATCCTGATGGCACCGAGCGCACCAGCGCCCTGTTTGCCGCCGTGCAAGCCCTCAGCCCCAAAGCCTAACCTCATTCAAGGAGCCACCTCATGACCAACATGGCCAACACCCGCTCGACCTTCCTGCTGTACGAAGAAGACTGCAACGGCTACAGCCGCGACAACATCACGCTGATCAGCGGCCAGAACCTCGCCGCAGGGACTGTGCTTGGCAAGATCACTGCCAGCGGCAAATTCACCGCTTACGACAACGATGCCGCCGACGGCAGCCAAGCCGCTGCTGGCATCCTGCTCAGTGCAACCAATGCCAGCGCGGCCGACACGTCTGCCGTTGCCATCGTGCGCCATGCCATCGCCGTCAAAGAGGGCTTGGTCTGGGGCGCAGCCGTCACCACCCAAGGCGAAAAAGATGCAGCCTACGTTGACCTCAAGGCCATCGGCATTCTGACCCGCAGCGCCGTCTAACCCAATACAGGACACCCACACCATGAACTTGACCGACTTCACCGTAGCCGAACTCACCGCCGCCATCAACCGCTTTCCCATCCAATGGGGCCGCGTCAGCCAGTCCGGCCTGTTCGCTGATCGCGGCATTCGCACCCGCGAGATCGTCATTGAAGACCGCACCGGCACCCTGGCCGTTTTGAACACCCACGACTGGGGCGCAGACGGCACAGCAGCCAGCCCCATTGCCCGCCAGACCTTTGCGTTTGGCATCAAGCAAACCGTGCACGAAGACATCGTGAGCGCCGCTGATGTGCAAGGCATCCGTGCATTTGGGTCTGACGCCGGAGTCAATGGCCTGCAAACCATTGAAAACGAAATCGCCCTGCGCCTGCAACGTATGCGAGCCAAACACGACATCACCTTAGAGCACAAGCGCATGGGCGCACTCAAGGGCAACGTGCTGAACGCCGACGGCAGCACCAGCCTGGCCAACATGTTCACGACTTTCGGTGTTACGCAAACCACGGTTGACTTTGTGCTGGGCACGGCAACCACCAAGATTCTGGACAAATGCGCCGAGGTGCGCAACCAGATCGAAGACAACCTCAAGGGTGACACCATGAGCTCCATCCGGGTGCTGGTCAGCCCCGAGTTTTTCAGCAAACTCATCGACCACGCCAAGGTAACAGACGCGTACAAGTATCACAGCGAAGCCGCCCAGCGCATGGGCACTGACAACCGCAAGGGCTTCCTTTTCGGCGGCATCATGTTTGAGGAATACCGCGCCAGCGTCAACGGAACCCGCCTCATTGCTGCGCAAGAAGGTCACGCTTACCCAGAAGGCACGGTTGATACCTTTGCCACCTACTACGCACCAGCCGACTTCAACGAAGCCGCCAACACCATCGGGCTGCCAATTTACGTCAAAACCGCGCCCAACAAGCTCGACCGTGGCGTGGTGCTGCATACCCAATGCAACAGCCTGCCAATCTGCCATCAGCCAGCTGTGCTGGTCAAGGTGCTGACCAGCAACTAAAGCGGCTATGCCCTACGCCACACAAACTGACCTCATTGCGCGCTACGGTGCGCAAGAGATCGAAGGCATCAGCGACTACGATGCGACAGGCGCAGGCGACGATGCCGCCGTGTCCACCGCGCTCTCCGATGCCAGTGTGGAGATGGATGCCTACATTGCAAACAGCCACACCCTGCCGCTGATCAAGCCTTACCCATCCCTGTTGGTGCGACTGTGTTGCGAGCTGGCCCGCTACGCACTGTACAAAGACAAAGCCAGCGATGCCGTGCGCACCGGGCGCGAGGATGCCATCGCCCTGCTGCGCCGCATTGCGTCTGGCGATGCCAAGCTGCAACTATCGCCAGATACGCCTGTCACCGACACCCAAGGCGGCGCATTCGCAGTGCGCAGCAGCACTCGCGTCTTCAGCGATGCATTGATGGCCCCCATGCCGGGAGTCGGCGCGTGGAACTAACCATCACCATCCAGGGTGAAAAGCAAGTCATCCAACTGCTGGAAAGCATGCGCGCGCGTGCCAGCAACCTGACACCAGCCATGAAAAAAATCGGATCGCTGGTAAAAAACGAATCCCTTGGAAACTTCAAAAACCAAAGCGCACCAGACGGCACCCCGTGGAAACCCTTGAGCATGGCAACCCGCATTGCTCGCGCTATGCGTCTATCCGGCGGAAAGGGCATCCGAAACAAAAACGGAAGCACAAAAAAAGGTGCGCAACGCATCATAGGCAGTGCACAGGCGTTGCTCGACACCGGCGTTCTGCGTGCCAGCGTCCAAGTCCAAGAGGTCACCAGCCAAAGCGTCACCATCGCCAGCCGCCTCAAGTATTCAGCCATCCATCAATACGGCGGC